AGATGAAGGAAGAGGGGCACAGCAAACAAGGCGCCGAGAGACGCAACAAGCGATCCAAATCCTGTAGCAAGAAATGGAATCCCGCCGCCAGGTGCGCCGCCAGCCGGAACTGGAACCGTCGGCGCAACCGTTAGCGGCACACTCTTAAACAGCGCAAAGAATTTGGTTACCGCCGCGCTCGTTAGCGAAGCTGTCATGCCCTTAATAATTCCTTCAAGAATGCCCGCGCTTGCAGTTGAAATAAAATATGCTTTGATTGGATCAACGCCGCTTGCAAGCAAGTTAGTTGCAATTGCGCCGCGCAGTCCGCCAAACGCTGCAGAAATACCAGTAATGGCTACGCGAATTGCGCCGCCCGGACCCAGCACGCGATCTGCTTCCTTGCCAATGCCCTTGATGCTATCAACAAAATCGCCAAATTGACGAAACAGGCTTGGCAACTTTTCTTCAGCTGCACCAATCCATCCAGGCAACTTTGCAAGAAATTTGGTAACCAACTTGTCCGCAAACTTTTGAATGTCTGGCGTTGCAGCTTTGATGTAGTTGCTGAATCGATCCAAGAACGGTTGCAAACCCTTAAAAAGTTTTGCGACAGCAGGAAGAAACGCTGCGCCGAAAGATTCTTTCAACTCTGCGGCTTGAATTGCAAGAGCAGAAAACGCGCCTTCGGCTGTGTCTGCGTATGCTGCGGCGCTGCCGCGCGTCTTATTTAAAATCGCATTGAGGGCTTCTTGGCCCTTAATGCCTTTCTTTGTAATGCCCAATTGCTTGAGAGCTTTGCCGCCTGTGCCGGCGTATGCCTTGCCAACAGCAACTGTTGCTTCAGCAAGAGAAACTCCTGTTGATCGCGCAAGATCCATTGCAACATTTTGAATCTTTGTCGCAACAGAATATTTCTTGGTGAATCGTGTTGATGCTTCAACAGATGCGCGGACCTCATCATCTGTAAAGCCAAGTTTTGCGCCCGCTGCAATTTGCTTTTCAATAGCCGCGGTGACGGACTCTGTGCCAAACTTTCGAGCCTTCAGCGTTGCAAGTAGCTTTGCTGTTGATGCTTCATCTGCAGCTGCGCCCTGAATTGCGCGCGCCGTAAAGTATGCAATGCCGCTTGCAAGCCCTGTAATGCCGATTGCAGCGCGCTTAAGATCTGATCCAACTGTTGCGGCAATGCCGCGTGTGCCAGTAAGATTCTTGTTGATGTTTTTGAGAACGCGCGAAGCCGCATCTTTAGCAACAATCGAAAAATTAACTGAGCGTTCTCCAGCTGCCACTATCGCTTACCCCGCTTCCATTTCATAATCGTATTGTTGAACGCCTCATTGTTAAAGAATGCCTGAATGGTGCTTGCGTATGTTTCAAGGGCTTCATTAAGCAAATCGTTTTTGTTTGTTGTGCGAATAACAAATGGGTTTGCGGAAACAGGCTTAACAGCCTTAATGCCGCTTTTTGTTGAACGCTTGCCATAGCGACCAGTTGTAATGAACCAGCGATACCAGGCACCGTTCTGCGATTCTCGAGACGCGCCCGCTCGAACGCCGACAACGGCGCCCGGCGCTTGATAGCGCGCACGGCGAGCAGCTACTGCGCGGCGCAGCCGCCCAGTATCTTTTGGCGCTGCAGCACGCATCGGATTAACAAACTTTTTGGCAGCGTTGAGCGAAGCGATGTTGCGCAAACGCTTGCTTGCCGCAAGATCTGAACACTCAAGAAACGCAAGCTCCGCTTTCTTCCACTCATTGGAAGGCGCAATGCTGAGAACAAACCCTGCGCTGCTTTTAGCGGCCATTGTTCAACTCCCTTGGCTGCATTTCGCAATGAAGAATCCATGCGCGCATGACATCTTCAATTGGTGATTCGGCTACTTCCCAAGGAAACTTGCCAAACTCTTTTGCTAAAATTTGAAAAATTATTTCAGCTGGAGGCGCAACAGATTGTCCGAGGGACAATCTGCGCGCAGCCAGCTTTACGCGTTTGGGATTTCAGAAATTGCAACCGTCCACTTTTCCATTGTCTGCGTTAGCGCGGTAATCGGAGCATCAAGTACGCTCTCAACGGCATTTCCGTCTGCGTCTTTAAAGTTGTGTGAAATAACAAGCTTTTCAAATGCCGTAAACTGTCGCGTTGGATCGCCTTGCAGCTCAATAAGAATGCGCGCGCTTACACTTCTGCGAAGCTGCGCATTCCACCCTGCAAATTCACCTTCAAGATTTACAAGAATAACGCCATTGGACATTATGTCCTCCCTTGCTAAATATTATGGACGCGCCGTAAGTGGCGAATCAACATAAACCTTAATGCTTGCCGCGCCGCCCGTTGTATCGTATGCAGCGGACAGGCTGACCGTGTTAAGCACCATGCCGTCCGATTCGGAGCCAATCGTGGTTACCGAATTAACAACAAAACTGCCAAGAATCGTTAGCCCAAGCGGGTAAGTGTCGGATGTCAATCCCTGAATTCGCAAAAACTTCTGCTGCCCTGCCGTAGTAAACGGGAAGGTTGTCGTTGCGGATGAGTTGCTGGCAATCGTAAGTTCAAGCGTTGCATCAAGCGCGCCCGTGTAAGCAACGCCGCCAAAGTTTACGGAGCCGCTCATTGCCATAACTGGTGCAAGCCCAGGCGTAAGCGTAAATGTCCAAGCCGTTAGGTAGCTCGAATACTGCGTCTCGCCGGCACCCGCCTTAGTTGGATAGTTTGTGTCGGTATACATCTTGAACAATCGACCTGGCACAAATGGCTGCGCAGATACTGCAGCTGTTGAAACATCCGTTGTTGCAGCAACATTGCGCGCAGCGTAGGTTACGCCGCCCTGTAGCAAGCCGCTTGAATCTGCGGACAATGTGATTTCAGTTGGAACGCAGCCATCTGCAATGAAGCTCTGCACGCCGTCGGTCGCAAAGAGCGAATAAGTTTTAGCCGTGTCTACATCAGTTTGTGATGGAACATAAGCCCACTCATAAGCCGTGGACGGCGGCGTGTTGGTCGGCGTAATCGTTGAAAGCGCATCAAAGAACAGCGGCAAGTTTCGCATCGAAATATTCGAAGCTGAAATGTTTACCGTTGGAGCCTTCTCGGTGATCGTTGCAAGATTTGAGAGACGCGATGCGCGAACACCAACCGTCTTATCGTCTCCAAGATCAAGCGTAATGCCAGGGTCGATTGCGCCCACAGCATCAACAAAAAGAATTTCTCCATCTGCATCATTAAAAGTCTTAGCCGTGCCAAAGGTCGTTTCGCTCTTGGCGACAACCTTTGTAAACTGCTTTGCACCAAGTCCAATCGCCATTTAGATTCGCTCCTTCTTCGGCTTATCTGCCGAATCTTCCAACTTAAACTCAACAACATATGTTGCAAGCTTCGAATTAACAAGGCTTGCTGCAACATCTGCATCAACCTCTGCGACAACACCCGATAGCGGCAAATGCGGATAGTGTGCCTCGGGATAAGGCTCCACAGCAATGATCTTTTTAAGGACTGACATTAATAACCTCCAAAATTGAACATTCGATTGTTGCGCTAACCGTTAGATATTGCGTGTCTGCGTAAGTATCTGTGCCAATGTCTGTTGCGGTGCAGCTTGCTTGCGCAACAAGTCCATCGCCAAGCGTTGTATCGCCCAACACTACATCGCGAAGCCATGTGCGCCATGTGAGCAGATCTGCAAACTTGCGCTGCATATCTGCTTGCTCGTTCACATACAAAACGGCATTGATCGTTAGCACCGTTGTGCGATTTGAGGCTCCATAACTAATCGTATCGGAACCAGGTACGAGAACAACTGCAGGCACAACAGCGACATTATCTGGCGGCGTTGCATGCACGGCGCGCAGCGCGTAGCCTGTCGGCGGCGTTGCAGCTGCAATGCGCGCTGCTAGAGCTTGATGAATTGTCAGATCGTTCATGCGCCGCCAACAATGCCAGTTCGATTGCGATAATTCTCCAGCAACAGTTGCGCTTCTGGATGCAGAGCGCGCGACATGCGCAAAACTCCGCCAAGCTCTTGCGAGCCAATTACGCCAAACGGAGCCGTTCGGGATGACCAAACCGCGCCGGCTTGAATCAACGCAGCTTGCTTAACTGCTACTGGAACAGACGGCCAGCCAAACACGCCAACAACCTTAACGCCAAGATATCCGATTGGAAACACTTTAGTTTCGGAAATGTTGGTATCAATTTCTGTATACGGTCGCGAATCAACAGCTGCATTACGCGGCGCAAGAATATAGTCCGTTGCGCTCCAAGTTGTTGAATAGGTGCCGTCATTGCTGTCGTCCGTCTGCAGCGTAGTAATAGAAACAATTGGATCAGTTAGAACATAGCCAAGATAATCCGTTGTGTAATAGCGCGTTTGGCTTGCAGTCTGCCCAAAGCCAACCTTTGAATCAACAAAATTATTAATGAGCTGATCCGTTGCATCAAGAACAGACTGGAGCGGGGTGTCATCGGTGTTATCTGTAATGCCCAAGCTGGACTTAAATTCTGCCAAAGTTGCATAGCTCATTTTTAATTTCCAATCTTCAGAATTTGTACCGTCTCTGTGCCGGAGTTTG